TGACCAACAGGAGCAGACATTTGCGCCCATAGTTTACCTGCACCAAGAGAAGATGCGGGAATAAATTCAGAAGGATCATTACCAACGATCTGACAGAGATATACATATCCGCCTTCTCCGGCATATGGTTCTTCCATAATTCTAACCTGAGTATTAACACCATCGGTCAACACATAGTCCTTAATGAACCATTGATCAGGAAAGACGAGTTTGAATTTAGAGAACCCAAGACCAACTTTATCTGTTCCGGCAGGAGAAGATAACAGCGGACGGGTTTTGCGCGTACGAACTTTTACATCGTATTCGTATGCTTGTTTCTTTGACTCATAAGGGTCAACATTTCCCATACCTTGGGTCATCCAAGTTAAAGGGAATTTGTCTTTTTCCTTACCAGCTAAGTGAATCAACGAAGGAGTGATCTTCTCAGGTTTTTCCGCAAAAGCATTAGCGATTGCGTTTTGAGTAGTCATCCCCGTATCATTATAGTATGTTTTGCGTACTTGTGGCATTGTTTTCTGGGGTTTAGGGTTATATTCGTGTCAACAAATGTATGTCTTATTTCAAGTCATTTACGTCAGGAATCTCAAAATCTTCGTCTTGATTCTGAGGAGCGTTTCCGCCTCTCGCGCGATTCTTTTTAAGTTTTTCCTTTAACGAATTAGAGCTTATTGTTTTAGCTTCGTTTTTAACAAGTTTGTCAAGATTCATTCCGCTTTTAACAAGTTGAGCAACTAATAGCATTTGCTCTTGTGTTAAATCCTGAGCATCCAGCATATATTGTGATGGTTTTGTCGGATCGTTTCCGTAAAGATACTCATCAATGTTTTCATCAACCTTAATAGGAAGCTTATTACTTTTTGCTATCTCTTTAGCTTTCTCTTTTGTCTCATTGTATTGCTTGATAGCTTTTTTACGCTCTTCATCTTGCTGTTCGAGTGCTTGCTCTTTTTGAACTTTAGCATTCTTTTTCATTACATCAAGATTCCGCTGAGCGCGAGCAAAAAGTTTATCACCTTCTTCAAGTTCACCAATCTCTTCTTCAACTGCGCTATCATCATATCCCTGAGCTTTCAGATTCTCACGTACAATGTTTCGTTGAAGAGTGACATCTTCTTCTGAAACTTCAGTGTTTTCAAGAGATACTTCTTGAGAACGCATTTCAAAATAGTTATCCGGCGATCCTCCGTTTTTACGATACTCAAGGTATTCGCGAACATCATCAAATCCACCATACTCTTCATTAAACTGCTCTTCAGCTCGTTTAGTTGCAATGAGATTAACAGCTTTGTCAAGAGACTCTTCGGTATCATCAATGTTTCCAAGCTCTTCATCAGTAAATTCATATCCTGAATCAGCAAGCAAAGAAACAACAACTGAATCTTCATCATCATCTTGATTATCATTGTTTTCACTTTTGCTCTTGTCAGAATCATCATCAGAAGAACTGTCATCTGGGTCATCATCAGAATCGTCAGACTTTTGATCTTTATTGTTTGATTTTTTCTCTTTAGATGAGTCATCACTATCATCATCTATAGGAAGAGTACGATCTTCATCTTGCTTATCATCAGGATCACCAAGTACAATATCATCAAGATTGAAATCATCTTGATTTTGATTCTTTTCTTTTTCTCTTCGTTTTCTTTCTTCTTCAGTCATTGTCTCATTGTTTTGATTTAAAGTAACTCAATTAGGTACAAGAATGCCATTTTTTTACAATGATGTACTTATAGCACTTATTGAGATTTTGATTAATTTTGTTTATTCGCTTGTTTGCGTTTTATAGCTTCATCAGCTTTGTTGCTACGCTCTTTTTCACTAAGCTCTCGCTCTTTAAGACGTATATCATCTTCATGCTTTTTCTTATCGAAAGAGTCATCTTCAGGAAGAGTTTGTTTCATTTGAGCTTCTTGAAGTTTGCCATCAATCTCCATTTGCTTAATGTTTCTCTCATGTTGCATGTTCTCTTTTTCAAGATCTGCTTTTTCCTTCTCAATCTGCTCTTCCATTTCTCTCATCTGCTGACTTCTTTGAGCCTGAGCTTTTTCCATGTCTTGAATTTTATTCTTGAGTTCAGCAAAATTACGTGAACGAATAGTTTCAGCTACCGCACTCATAGGCGCACCATTCTGAACCATTGCCTGAGCAAGACCTCTCATCTGTTCTAAATCATCAAGATCACGAATATCGTTGGTAACAAATACATTGTATTCACTTTCAAGATGTTGTATTCCATCAATCTCGTAGAACTCGGCTTTATTTCCATCACTGTGATAATGAAGCTTTTTACCATCAAGCCATGCTGCTTTGGAGTAATCAAGCAAACTTTGAAAAAATACTTGTTCAAATTGACCAAATTTAAAAAAGTAATCTTCTGTAATATGAGAGCTTTGAATAACAGCACGTTCTGTAGTACCCTTTCCTTCATAAGCTCCAACCTGACCTTGACGCTGAGGGTTAATACCAGTCAAGCGTTCAACCGCTTCAAGGATAAACCGGAGAAGCTCAATGTATGAACCAATAGACTTAGCAGTAAGATCAATGTAACTTTGATGTGTTGGGGAACCACGATAGTTTTCCTTGTTATAATCAACAAAGGCTATCCCTGTTTTATCCATCCAGTAAAAGAATTCATCAAAACTTTCAAACTTAGATGGTAGAAAATTAATATCAAACACTGCAATTGTATCTCGTGATTTAGCAATAGCGCGTTCAAGACGATACATGTACACGTTAAATAAATACTGGTATGGTTTTACAATAGAAACAAGTGATATTGGACGTTTGTAATAATCACTATACACTCTTCCATTTATAGGTAGTTTGTTACCGCCATTACGTGAAAGCATTGATCGCTGCACCGGCACAGGTTCAACATTGACATAATAAGAATTGTCAATACGTGTTCCTCTCCATACTTCCTCATCCCAATACCATTCAACTTCTTCGTACTCTGCGGGCTTATAACCATCTTCAACATCATTTATGTAGAACTGACCTGTAGTAGGATCAATTCCTTCAACAATACCTACTTTCTTTTGAGATACCCACCATACATTAAAGTATTCAATTTCAGGAAAGATGTTTTGTGGACCTTCATTTTTACCAGTTCCGTTATCAACATCAGAAACCATTAGTGTTCCCTCTGCGTTTTCTCCATTTGAAGACTCTATTTCAGCAATAACTTTTTTTCCATATTTATCCTGAAGTGCTGATCCATACCGGCGAAGAATATGAGTATGGGTAGTCGAACGTCTTCTCATTGCCCAAGAGCCATCTTCTATAAACTCTATTTCCTGATCAGGATCAAATGAAATCTGAAGGTTATCCGGAAAGTCAATGAAAAGTTCATCATCAATCAACTCAACAACAACTGTGACCATCCCATCAATAAGAAATCCCTTGAATGCTTTCTTAAGTTTGTAATTGAGATTCTTGCTGTATCGAAGATAGTTTAGCGAATGCTGTCCGCGTATTGTACGCTCATCACTATATGACTTTGAAAACTCTTCAGCAAATTCTTCATAATCAATTTCTTTACCGGAACCCTGTTGTTTGAGTTCACGCATGAATTCTTTATAAATGGCTTGCTTAAATTTTTCAAAAAGCTTTTCTCTGTATTTTGAAACAACATCATCATTGGAAGAAGTAACAGAATCAGATATCGGACGCTTTTGTTTTTCACCAGTCAGTATATCAACAAGAGGCTTTACAATATTGTAATTGGTAATATTAGGCATGTTTTCCCTGTCTTTACCAAATGGTTTTAAAACATCTTCATAATTACTGTCATTAATAACCCCATCATAAAGATCTCTAAATGATTTTCTTGCGCGTTTGCTCGAACTGTCATGGTTAGAAGCCATTTCAATTATAGCATCAACACATTGTTCTTTCCATTGTTTATCTTTTTGAGAAGAAGTTTTTTGTTGTGAAGGTAAGCTGTTAAGACTGCTCATCGGGAAACACCGTGGTATATACTTTTAAAGAATTCATCTTGTTTTTTTTCTTCTTCTGCATTTTCTCTCATTGGCTTAAACTGAAGTTCTTTCATATAGAACATAGCAATAATCAGTGAGGATACTCTATCGAAATTACCGCTTTCATTGTATTTAATCAATTCTTCAAGTAAACCAACATCATAAATAAATTCATAACGCAAGATTTCATTGTCATTCATGTCATAAGCAACCGGTTCAAGCAACCAGTCTCTCATATAAATCAACGCTTCTCTCTTACGATCTTGAGTAGCGTGCATACCAAATTTTCTGCGAACTTTTGATTTAAGTTCTTCTTTATAATCAAACTCAAACTCTCCTTCAAGCTTATGAAGCTGTTTGGTGGCACGCGCATGAGCAATTGTATTACCACGATCATTTTCAAATCCTATCTTACAATTATAATATTCAGCAAGCAAGAAAAGAGTTTTATTAAAATCAGCAAGTTTATCAGGACGACCTACATAGCTTGCAACCGGGAGACTGTGATAAGTGGGCGAGTAAGGAGTAGAACGTTTAAACACATATGCTGACCCCACACTCGTTTTATCTTCAGCATCTTCAATCGCATAAGGATCAAGCGATATAAAATACATGTTGTCATAAGGACGCGTAGTTTGAGGATTTATGATAGCTTTCTCCCAAACTCTTACAGCACCTTCAAGATTATCATTGTCTTTATGAGGATAATGGTCAAGAGGTTTAAGATCTAAATCAATTTTGAAATGAACGTCTCCATCTTTTTTATAGAGTTTCCCGCATGTACTCATATTGTCAAGCTTTTCAGCTATAACGTATGCTTTTTGCTGAGAGAGTTCGAGCGTAGGAAGAATATTCTTTCTTGTCTCCATTAATGCTTCCGCAGGAGTAAATGGCTTCTCTGCCACATACTGACTATATGCTTCCTGAGAACTTTGTTTTTTCTTTTCTCGTATCTTCTCTTCAGACTCTTTGGCAAGATAAAGATCAGAGTTCCCATCTTCATCCATGTAGCCAACTTTGTTTTTATGAATCGGAACAAAGTACCCGCAATACGTATTCTCAAGACCTTCTTCCCATTGGTTATATACAGGAAGTATTTGATAGGCTTCAGGCTTTCTAAATAATTCTTCAAGACCAACCATGTCAAATCCACCTGAACCACCGGTTCCAAAAGCAATCATTATACCTACAGTATAATCACCATCTTCAGCAGTAGAGGCTGCAATCGACCATGATTTTATCAAGTCTTTAAACTTACCAGCTTCTTCCCATAATGTAAGTTTGGAAGAACCACCACGAGACTTATCAGGGTTATTATGAAAACCAACACCACGTATCGAATTCAATCTTCCCGCATCAATCTCTTTACCATCTACAACTTTTGTATAACCAGCTTGCTTATACAAATTTTGATCAATAAGGAAAGGCTGACCCCACGGGCAATGTTCATTATTATGATAAACTCCAACCCATGTCTTGTCTAAAAGTGCATCACCAAACAGATAATCTTCATCATAAGCAAACGCGTTATTCATTGTGTTGCGTAACAAATGAAAATTTCGAGTAAGCATTGCAGCACCTTTATACGAAAATCCTTTACGTCGGGCTTTGACACATACAAGATGTTGACCACCAATCTCCACATATTCAGGAGCAACATCAACTCCAAGGTTAAGTGTCTTGTACTTTTCAATTTTCATTCCGAATTCAGCAATATGAGTAAGCCAAAACCAATCATAATCTCCATCCCAGAAGGCAGGAAACTCTTTGACCTTCTTTGCAGATTTCATTGACTTTCCTTTGACAATAGTACGCTGTATTGGAAAGAAATTAAGATACCAGTAATGATATCCTGTAATCTTTTGACCACCTATCGAGTATCCTTCAATGCATCGTCTTTTCTGCTCTACCCAGTAATCGTACCAATCTTTTGTACCCCGCGGAGCATCATTATAAAACCCACCATCATTAAATCCTCCTGAAGAGCGAAACTGATTGGCGGCTGGGGAGAAAAGATTAGTATTTACCAGCATTTATTCTATTATTTGCCAGTCATCTGATAACATGTCTGTGTTTGAGAAGCAAGCCAACCGGTAAGAACTTTCTTATCTGCTGTCCACATGCGAATAGACCCATATGTATCAAACGTACTTTTCCCTGTTTCACTTTCAATAACTTCACGAAGATTAGGATCGTTAATTACTTTTGTGGGAATATTATCGTTTGCAGGAAGCAGGAACAAAAACATGTTTTTTCCATTCCATCCTTTACGTGCAACGCGCTTACCCTTCTTTAAAGCCTCAAGAGCCAATCCGAATGAAAGACCAGTTGTTTTACGATAAGCATCATCGAATTCTTTCTTAGGACTCCATGAAATATATCCTTCATGGTTTGGATGTACTTTGTTATCACTGTTTAGATATTCTACCAAGTATCCTTTATCAGATGGATCTTCATCTTCCGGTATTACCCAACCTCTATAATTGTTGTATTCTCCGCGAGTCATTGGAGTTGCTTTAATAAGCTTTGTTCCAATGTATTCTTTCATGTCATTATTCTTTATCATTGTCCTTTATTTATTAGTTCG